GTATAGATACAGCATTCAATCAAGCTACTGCAACAGTTCAGCAAGGGGCGAGTAGTATGTATAATGGTGCTAAACAAAGTTTTACACAACTAGCACAAATAGGTAGAGAAGCAGGTTCAAGTCTTTATAATGGTGCTACAACTTCTTTTAATATGTTAGCAACAAATGTTAGAGTTGCATGTAGTAGCATGTACAATGGAGCTAGAACATCTTTTACGAGTTTAAGCAGTTCAGCTATAAGTGCCATTTCTGCTATGTGTAGTTCTGTAGTAAGCCAAGTTAGTGCCATGTCGAGTCAAATTATCAGCTATTGGAATAGTGTAAGAGCAACAGTTTCAGCACCAATTACAGCATCTTTTAATGTTAAGACTACTCAAACAACAGTTAAAAGAACCGTAAATGAAAGTAGTGGTGGAATACTGGGTAATATACTAGACCGTTTTGCTGATGGTGGAGTAGCAACAAGAACTTCTATCTGCGGAGAGAATGGAGCTGAAATGGTTATCCCTCTTACAAACACTAGAAGAAGTAGAGCAATAGAATTATATGAACAAACAGGTAAAATGTTAGGATTAGGTTCAACTCCTTCTCAAAAAGTAGGTAATTCTAATATTGTAAATAATGTTAGACAATTTCCTCTTGCAAATGTTTTAGATACAGATAATAAAGAATATAAAGAAGCTACACCAAACAGTGTTAATTCTTCTAATAATACTATAAATTTAGGCGGAATATCTATAAATGTTCAAAATAGTGATAACAAAGAAGAAATGATACAAGAACTATTATCTCAAGTAGAAAGTGGAATAAGAGAAGCATTACAAGATATTGGATAATGTCGAATTGTTGCTAAAAAAATCTTCCTCATAAATGATATAATATTGTTAAAATATGCAAATTTATGAGGGGGAAATTTTATGTGGCAGAAATTTAAAAGTATGAATGGAATTTTAAAAATTATTATTGGAATTATAGCTATAATTCTTTTACCAATAACATTGGTTTTGTTATCTATTGAGTTTTTAGTTAAAGCTATTGGAAGTAAGAAAAAAGCTAAAATTGCATTAGGTTGCATATTAGTTTTTTTGACAACACTTTGTACTAGAAATGTTTATAATGTACTAAGTATAGAGAAAGAAGAGCATATTCCTGTGAAGCAAGTTTCTTATAATGATAAAGATAAGGGAAAATCCGAGAATAATATTCAAGAACAACAACAAAAGAAAGAAGAATCAAAAAAATTGGAAGAACAAAAAAAGAATGAAGAAAAAGAGCAAAACAATGAACCAACAAAGTTTTTTACTGATGTATATTTAAAAAATAAAAATTGTGTTAATATGACATCTTATGAAGGTATAAAGTCAAACCTAGATATATTCGGTTATAAATATGAAGTTATAGAGCCGAATGAAACTACATTAAGACAGATTAATGTATATGATAACCAAAGTAATGATACCATTCAATTTCAATTTTATGAAAATGATACTGGAGAAGAAGTTGTAACAGTTATGCAATACAATAAAAAAGATGAACCCGACAAATCTGTTGCAATAAGTGATGGTTTCCATACACAACCACCAAAATTTCAGAATCATATTAATAATACAAATAAGGAAGTTAATAGCATAGAAGAACAAATAAATTTTATGTTTAATTAATATTTGTATAATACTTTAAAGCTCTTACAGTTTGTAGGAGCTTTTTATTGTAAAAAAGAGGTGATAACTTGGTAATAGATATTTATCTAAAAAATGAAAAAGAAAAAATAGATTTTCATTTTCCAGTAAATCCACAAGATTCTTTATCTATAAAAAAAGAAAAAAGGTTTGAAACTGTAGATATAGTAAACTTAGGTGAATTTGATATAAAAAAAGAAGGGGAGAAGATAAGAGAAATATCATTTAAAACATTTCTGCCTAACTTATATGACGCTTCTTATTGCAGATACAGCGAGTTAAAAAATCCAATCGAAGTAGTGGCAATGCTTGAAAAATGGGTAGACCAAGCCGAACCTTTAAGACTTATTATAACTGGTTTTGGCTACAATGGATTAGTCACAATATCTAGTTTTAGCAATACTCAAACAGCAGGAAGAGAAGAAGATAGAGACATTGAGATAACATTTAGAACTTACAGAGAACTGAAGATAGAGACATTAAAAAAAGATACAAAAAGTAATACTAAAACAGATTTAAAAGATAATAGACCTAATACCCAAACTAAATCTAAAATATATACTGTTAAAGCAAGTGATACATTATATAAGATAGCTAAAAATCTTTTAGGTAAGGGTTCAAGGTGGCCAGAGATTTATAATATACCCGAAAACAAAAAAGTCATTGGTAAAAATCCTAATATAATTAAAAAAGGACAAAAGTTGGTGATACCTTCTAAATGAAAATAATATTAAATGGAAAATATGATATTGCAAATTTTAACGAGGGAATAACATTAAGTGAAGCTATAGACGGAGTTGCATATAAGATGGATGTATCATTAGTAGAACCTAAACAACTTAAAGATATAAATATTAAAAAAGGTGATAAAATAATTCTAATTGATATAGCATATGAGAGTAAAAAAGAAGAGACAATATTTGATGGAGTTGTATGGGAAACTAGAAGGAGTGAAAAGAGTAAGAAACTAACATTGTCTTGCAGAGAAAGAACAGTTTACATGGAAGAATCAGAGGAACAATATCAGTTTAAAGAAAATACAGCAACACAGAGAATTGAATATTACTGTAAGCAATGGAATATACCCTATTACAACTTAGCTAATACAGGGAAGAAACTTGCTAAAGTAATACATAAGACAAATATACTAGATATGATAAAAAAGGACTTAAAAGAAACAGCAACAAAAGGTGGAGACTTATTTAGAGTAAGGATGGATAATAAATTAAAATTATTCAAGCTTGGTACTAATGCAAATGTATATAAATTAGATAGTATATTAGAAGATGCTAACTTTACAAGTAGTTTTAATGATGCAGTAACAAGTGTAAAAGTTTTAGGTAAGAGTAAAGACGAAAATACAAAAGCGCCTATAATTGGGACATATAAAAAAGATGCTGATAAGTTTGGAACACTACAAAAGATTAAACAAGATGAAAAGATAAAAAATGCTAAAGAAGCTAAGAAAGCAGCAGAAGCAATGTTCAATAGTGGAGAGGAAACAATAAGTGTAGATTGTGCAGTAGATATAAATAGAATAAGAGCAGGTGACAAAGTAAGTTTAAAAAGTAAAGAATATTATGTTATAGATGTCACTCATACACTAGATTCTAGACCGAAAATGAAGCTGAATATAGGGTCTTTAGAATATATAAGGAGGAAATTTTATAATAATGACTGATGCTAGATTTAATGGAATTGCTAGAATATTGAAAGAAAATATGAATAAAAGTGTAGCAAATGGCACTTTTGGAATGGGTTGTGAACTTGCAGAAATAACAGCAAATGGATTAAAAGTAAATGGCTATAAAGATGAAATACAGGACTATCTAGTATTAGAGAATTTAACATTAAAAGAAGATTATTTTACTTTTTCAGATGAAGCTTTAAGTGGAGAATATAGACATAAGCATAAAATAGAAACTCCAAAGGAATTGAAGCCACTACGTATAGGCGATAATGTGCTAGTAGCTGTTATGGGAGCTGAATTTGTAGTAATTGGGAGGGTTGTAAATGCCAAACCTATTTCCTCAAAGTGAAACTTTTGAAACTGTAGAATTAAAAAATAATGATGAAAATGAATTGGACCTAAAGGGTTCTTTTTTATTTGATTTTGAAAAAGGTGAATTTGTTAAAAACGCAGATGGAACACTAAAAAAATGTGATAAGGTGCAGGCGTACAAACAATGGTGTCAAAAGGCTATATTAACACCTAGATACAAAAAAGCAGCTTATACAAACATTTATGGAAGTGAAATAAAAGACTTAATAGCTAGTAACTTATCTCAAAGTGCAAAAGAGCTTGAAATAACTAGATTAATAAAAGAAACTATTTTGGTTCATCCTTACACAAAAGAAGTAGGAGAGTTTAGCTTTAATTGGTTGGAGAATAGCAGGTTAGTAGAGTATGAATTTGATGTACTAACAATAGATGATGAAAATATAGTAATTGATGGCAATATAAAAAGGTAGGTGATTATATGGAAAGAGAGCTACCTATACCAGTATTTTTAACAGAAGATGAGGACTCTGTACATGAAAGGATGTTAAGCAACTTTCAAGATGTTTCTACATTAGAAGGTGACTTCATCTATGATGCAACAAGACCTACAGCAGAGCAGATAGCTGAATTAAAACAACTAGGATTACAAAATAATTTAAAGATAGCATTTCCTCAGACTTCTTATGGAACTTATTTAGAGTGGCTTGGTGAATGTAAAGGAGTATTTAAAAATCAACCAACTAAGGCTACTGGAGTTATTACATTTACAGGTGTACAAGGAACTATCATTACAAAAGGAACTATAGTAACTACTATTGCAACTGATGAAAAACAGAGCATAGAATTTGAGCTTCTTGAAACCAAAACTATAGGAGAAAATGAAACAGTAGATATTAAAGCAGAAAGTAGGATTGTAGGAACTATAGGGAATGTGTCTAAAGGTAGTATATCCGTTTTACTAGGTTCTATTAGTGGTGTTAAATCAATTACTAATAAAGAAGATTTCAGAGGTGGAACAGATATAGAAGATGAAGAACATTTTAGAGAAAGAGTTCTTGTAGCAGAGCAAGAAGATAAACTTAGTGGAGCTAGTTCAGATTATATTCGTTGGGCTAAAGAAGTTGATGGAGTTGGATATGCTTATGTAGTTTCAGAATGGGCTGGAGCAGGGACAGTAAAAGTATTAATACTAGATAAAAACAGAAAAGCAGCAACACAAGAATTAATAGATAAGGTCCAAGAATATATATATCCATTGAATATATCAGAAGGAGAAAATAGAGATGGGAAAGCTCCTATCGGTGCATTAGTTACAGTTGTGACACCTGACACATTACTTATTAATGTAAAAGCTAGTTTTATATTTAGTAATGGCTTTAGTGAAGAAACTGTATTAAACAATCTAAAAACTAAGATAGATAAATATTTAGATAAGATTGATTTAGGGGGGACAGTCTCATACAATGCTATACAGGCGATAGTAGGCTCTATGATGCTGACAGATGAAGGTATAGAAGACTTTTCTAATCTTACTATAAATGATGTAAAAGAAAATATAAAATTGCAAGACCAAGTGGTCGGAATAGGGGAAATAGTTAACGAGGTGGTTGGATGATAGCTTCTAAAAAAGGTAAAGAAATGCTTCTTACATTATCTCCTATTTATGAACAATCTATCATAATGCAAAGCTTATATGAAGCTATAGGAAGCGAATTTGATAATCTAGAGTTATTGGATGAAGAAATAGAATTACAATTATTCCCTCAGAGTGCAACATGGGGTTTGGGCTTTTGGGAAAATAGAGTAGGGTTGATTACTAACTTAGATGAAGATATGGAAACTAGAAGAAGAAAAGTAATTGCTAAACTTCAAAGTAAATATATCATGACGCCTAAAAGAATGTCTATGATACTCCAATCTTATACAGGTGCAAACATAAAAATAAATGAAAATATATCTCCATATACTTTTGGTGTTGAATTAACCAGTACCCAAGGTTTTCCTAAAGATTTAGAAGATTTATATAAGAGAGTAAATGTTATAAAACCTTCTCATTTAGCTGTAAGTTATAAGTTAGTTTCTTTATTGAAAAGTAAAACCTATTTTGCACAAACAGCAATTATGAGCGAAGAAATAACTATATATCCGTACACAAGCAAAGAAGTAAAAGCAAGTGTTAAAGCCAAGTTTGCACTAGCTCATAACATGAGTTCAGAAACATTAACAGTGTATCCAAGATAGGAGGTGGTATAAATGGCTGATGAACAATTTTACACGATACTAACAAATATAGGTAAAGCTAAGATTGCTAATGCAGGAATGTTAGGTAAGCCAGTAGTTTTAGAGAAGATTCAAGCAGGAGATGGTGGAGGAAATTATTATAATCCAACAGAAGAACAAACAGCATTAAAAAATAAAGTTTGGGAAGGGAATATAAATGCTTTTGATAATGATGAAAATAATCCTAACTGGATTATTGCAACAGCATGTATCCCTGGTTCGATAGGCGGATTTACAGTTAGAGAAATGGGTCTTATAGATAATGAAGGAGATATGATTGCAATTTGCAAAAGCCCCGAAACTTACAAGCCAAAAATTGATAATGGAGCTATGAAAGATTTGTATTTGAAATTTATCATAGAAGTATCTAATGTAGAGAAAGTGACATTAGTTGTTGACCCTACAGCTATTTTTCTAACTAAAAAAGATGAAGAAAAAATATTAACAAATATTAATAAACTAGACACTAAAATAGATACAACCAAAATAGAATTAACAAGCAACATAGAAACTGCTAAAACAGAGTTAAATACTAGAATTGACACAGAAAATGAGAAACAAAATATTAAAATTGACCAATTAATCGCAGGTGGTTCAAATGTGGCATCTACCCAAACGATAACAATTGATGATTGGGTGGAGGATGCAGAAAGTGGATTCAAAGCAACTGTAACACATGGTTTGTTAACACAGAGAATAGTTGTAAATATTATAGATGCTACTACAAAAGAAAATGTAGTTACAAACTTTAAAATTATAGATGATAATTCTATAGAAATTAGAAGTGAGGTAAAAGTTGAATTAAATGTCTATGTGATAAATGGAAATGCAGAAACTCATTTTATTAATGCAACTGTGGATGATAACAGAGTGTCTGAAATGACTACTTATTCGTCTAAGAAAATAGAGGATTCTATTAGCCGTATACAGCTTATAGATACCAGTATAAGTATTACAGATGCTAATAATAGATTTACAAGTAATAAGTTAGATGGGGTATTAGAAGAAATAATGGTAGAAATAAGTGGCCAAAGGACTAAAGGAATTACTATAGTAAATAATTTAATAGATATGATATAAGCGAGGTGAAAATATGACAACAAAGTTAACTGATAATGCTAGTTTAGAGGAACTTATGACTACATTAGAAAATGTACAAGCTGATTTTCAAACTGGTAAAAATAATATATCTAGTGCATTGGGTAGTCCTTTTATTGGAACAGATAAATTTGGTACAACTAAAACAAAAATAGAAACATTAAAAAATGTATTAGTGGAGACAATTAATTCTAAAAATGTTTCAGCAACATCATCTGAAACATTTACTAATTTGATTGAAAAAGTTAACTGGGTTTTTCAATCAATAGAAATTTTTTCTTTAAAAAATAGAATTCAGGCTACAATTGTAAACACTCCTAGCATCGTTTACAATGAAGTATCTAGTATAAAAGGTACATTAAGATTCACAGGCGAACTTCAATCGTCTAAAATGCGTGCTGATTATGCAACAGCAAAAATAGAGATACTATGTGGAAACCGAAAAGAATACTTTTATGTTACTGACAATACTCCTGGTGCATCTTCTTCTCTTGTAAGATTTACAAAAGATATTATTGTTGAGAAGGGCATGGATATAAAAGTACAAATATTATTAACATCTGTAGGAGCAGGAAATTTAGATGGTTCATATGCAGCTCGTGCAGAAATAGAAAAATTAACAATATTAAGGTAGGAATAAATTATGAAAAAACAAGTATATTATAATTCTTTAGATGAAAAAGAAAAAATAATT